CCGGAAACAAGAGGGGCTCAGACCATCGCTGCGCGCGTTTCCGCACGAACTTCCCGTAGCCTTTCTGAAGGGCTACGTTCCATGTCCGACCTTTACAGGCCGTACGCTCAGTGTCGAACCGTTTTGGTACAGTGAACACCTCATTGAACCAACCGACCTGAAGTTCAGGCCACGGGCCGGAGTCCCCCTCACTAGTGAGGAAGGGCCCCAACCACTGCTGATACGCAGAGGCGTAGGGTGCCGCTCTTGGCGTCACGTGGGTTCCTAAAGCCCACTTATTAGTTACGTCACAGGACGACCGATTAAATTCGGTCGTAGCGCCGGGTGAAAACTCCACGTTCCTCGCAAACTCTTCAAAGTCCAGCGGACCAAGAAGAGCCGAGATCAATCGACGGGCCCGCCGGTACACCTTGAGAAGGTGCATCGGAATCTGTGCATTGGACGAGTCCAAGCACTCAGGACCGTAAAATACGGCATTACTAGCCCGTACCCGAATCTCGGAGTCCATCAGCTTACTGATGGCGGTGTCGACCCGATCCTGTTTAGGGACCGATTCGTTACCTTGCCACCGCTTCAAAACGCACGCGTCGAGGTACCGGCGGCGGAATTCTGCCGTATCGGAGCTCGCGAATGCAGCACGCTCGAGATCTTTGAGCGCGGAAGCGGTGATGTCGCCCAACCCGATGGGAAGGGCGGCGAGGATGGAAGCATGGATCCGGCGCAGACGCGCTTTACTTGGCTCACGAACAATCCCGAGGGAATCTGTTTTGCAGACGCCCCCTTTGGCACCACTAACACGTGGTTTCATTGGATTACCTCTAAACGAGTGTGATGGGAACAGTGTATACCGCCCTACCGGGTTTTAAACCGGGGGTTGAAGGTTCCTGATCGACGACTCGACTTGAGTCGCCGAAAGCAGTTCCGTCAGGCGATAGTACACGTCCGTTCGGTGAGCGAGGTCCGCGCGTTGATCGAACTTGACCGACACCTCCGCGTAGGTGATGAACCGGACTTCTCCGGCGCACCCGCAGGGGCTGTCGTCCGCGACGAGGACAGGGATAGCGAGGTTCCAACGCACCTCGACTCGCTTGTTCTGGTTCCGGACTCGCCCCACGAGGGAGGAGAACCCGGACAGCAGTTCCGCGGATCGGTTGATGTAGTTGGTGACGCCGTTTTGGATCCCTTCGCCGACATAGGTGACGGCGTTCAGAACGATGTTAGACATAACTGTCCTTCAGTAGGAAATGACCGG